GGTCTAATTGCATGTCTCTGTATTCGTCTAGGTGCGGCCTAATCATTCGCTCCGCAGCCCGCTGGTACATCTTGTATGCCCCGCTAGCGTTCTTAAATCCTACTTCTAGGGCAATTTTTTCCCATGTTACGCCGGCTCTGCGTAATTCAATAATCTTTATTTCTTTGTCTAAAACTGCCGGCTGAGGCGTTTTTTTCCTGCTCATGCGTTTCCTTTTCCGTAGGATAAATAGTCTGCCATAATCTTAGTAATCTCGCTACTCGTTACTCCTCCCGGTAGTGCAATCGCTCCGTATTCGTTTGCTAGGTTCCGGTGTTTAGTTGCTCTCCCTTTTGCCCATGTAGGGTTTTGCGTCTTTCCTGTTTCAGCGCTTCTTGCTTCTCTTCGGTTTTGCGCTGTTGCGTCATCGGTATTCAGGTAAAACAGGTGCAGCGTTCCGTATTGTTTTGCCAGCTGGAAGAATGTCCGGCTTGCCAATCTGTCGCCTTCTCCGTATATCGTTACTCCCTCTTGCGCTGCCTCTTCGTAAAATCCCGGCATAAGTGTAATTACAGTATTACCTAGCGTGTCCGTTCCGCTGAAATGTTCCCTATCCCAACCTAATGAATAAATTTTCCCTAGTTTTGGCGCTTGGTATTCCTGATACTTAAATGGCCGGTCATACATATTTACCTTCGCCCAATCCTTTTGGAATTCTTTTGTTAGGGTTGTTTTGCCGCTTCCCGGTTGCCCTATTAGGTAGATAGTGTCCACTTCATTGCCTCTCTTTTCGGTGCGCTTCCAACAATCCAAAATAATGCCGTTCCGTCAGGCTCGTGATACCACTCAAACTCTCCCCGGTTTTTCTCCATGTAATGTAATGCTTTGCCTTCGTATGTAGGGTGAAAGTCAATCCCGCTTTTCTTAAATGGCATTTTGTCGCCGTAGGAACTGAACTTCGTATGGTGTAGGTCGTAATGGACTAGGAGTATCTGCCCGTCAGTCTGATGTTCGCCCTCTAGGTCTTTGTGATGCATGTATTTCCGGCGGTATTTGTCTCGTATTACTAGCCCGGTCGCCCGTTCAATCTTGGCCAATCGCTCTTCAATCATTTTTAGGCGTGTAGGACCAATTCCGAATAGCGTAACTTTTCGAACATTTGTTCGATACTTTGCCAGCCCGTATAAAACACTTACGCAGCTGTTGCAGCTTCCCGCCGTTATTGCTAGGTGCGTTACCTCCTCCGGGATATTCTGCACTTGGTATGCCCCTACTTCGTGGAACGCTCTTACTTCGTCGTCTTCCGCGTTATCCGGGACTGTAATTCCGTAATTCAATCTGTAATAGCCTTTGTATTCCGGCAGCGCCATCAGTTTAGTTACATTGCTCTGTATTCCCGGGTTATACGCTACTTTCCCGAACACAAACTCTGCGCCAGCTTCGTGCGCTATCGCTACATTCTCATGCTTAATTGCACTTTCGGGTTTTGTGCCGCCTAGCACGCAGGTAATTGGTAGGCCGTAATGCTTGGCCACTAGCGCTCCCATGCTTAATTGTGGACTTAGCACGCTTGCTCCTGTAATTACTCCCGGCGCGTCTACCTTGCTAATCAGGTGTAGTAGTTGCCGCAGCTTGCTTCCGTTAATCCCGCCGTAGCCTAGAGGTGCAAAATAATCTTCTCTCTTCCAATGTATTCCGTCGCGTAATTCCACCGGCGTTAGGTCATACATGTGGTCTTCCCACTTAACTTTATTCCGGTCAATCCCCAATTCAGGGAAGATTGAATCTATAGCCATTCCTTTATGCTCCCTTCGTCTACCGCTGTGTTGTAATCATTTGCATATTCCGGGTATTCTTTGTCCATCATAATTACTTGCCCGGTTTGTCGGTAATGGTTTTGTTTAATTGGGTGTAGCCCGAGGTCTTCCGGGTTGTCTTCTATTCGTAGGTGCGCTGGTAGGCAATCTCTTCTTGCTTCCCAAAAAATACTTAAATCTTCTTCCGGCCAATTCTCTTCGTTTTTCTTTATGCGCCCTGCCAGCATGTCGTTATACACATTTGGGTATCTTCGGTTAGGTCTATGCCAGCTCTTGTAAGTGCATAAGGTTGATTCCAGCGTGAAATACGAGACATCGTATTCCCATTCTTTTCCTTTTGCCCGCTGCTTGGCCTGTATTAACAGCTCTTCGCCTTTGCTCTTTAATCCTTCTAATAAATCTCTGTCGTATTTTCCGTCAAAATCCGGGTTAGATTGATGCCAATCATATCTATCTAATCCCGTTACTATGCACAGCCCGTTGCGGTGCGAGCGCGAGCCGCTTATGTCGTCAATAAATAGCGTATCGCAATCAAATGGCACTCCCATAATCCTCACATATTCGAGGTAAGAGAACGCACTTAGCCGGCCAAATGTGTTAATCCTTCTTGCTGTCTTCCACATTGCTGCAAATCCGTTTGCAGCTGTTGCGTGCCAAAAATCCTTTTGGCTTTCCCCAACCATTCCGAGGTAACTTTGTATCGCCTCTTCTAGCGATTTCTTATGGTATCTCCGGTCAGTATCGAATTCTAGGCGTGCGTAATGCTCCCGGTAGAACGCAATTAATTCCCGGTGCTGCTCCGGCTTAGGGAATCGTCTATGCAATATGTAACTTGTTACCGGGTTTTGTGTGTTTCCGTTTAAGAATGCAAACCACAGCGCTTCTTCGTCGTTCCAATTTAGTTTTTCTTTTAAGTAAGGCATCAAGTAATACACGCAGCCCGGGTGAGAGCGGTAGCGTAAATGGAATTCGTAAAAGTCTTGGAATACCTTTTCTCTGTGTTCCGGCTTTCGGTAATCTACTCCCATGCGTTAGCCGGGTTTTTCAGGTCTTCCGCCATTTTCTCTTCGCGCTTAGTGCGGTTTTCTGCTCCCTTTGCTGTCTCTACTGCAAATGTAAAACAATCTTTCATGCCTCTTAGTGCGTAGTAAACGATTGAATAGCGGTATGCATCTTTAGCCGTAGGAGTCATAGGTGTTACGCCATGCACATATTTATATCCCGGGAAGAATAAGACCCACCCGTCTCTGCACGCGCAAGTTAATGCGTATTCCGGGAAGTTAAGATAGCCGCCGCGCATGTCTCTTCTTACTACCGGCATCGCGCTCCAAGTAGCGAAGTTGAATCCGTCTCGGTGGTATGGCAGCGTTGATGCTTTATTAACTACTCCGCTTGTCCACAACGCGTCATCAGTCATCTTCCATTCGTTGCTAATTCCGCTTTTCTCTAATACATCTGCGTCAGCTTGGAATAGGTGCGGTGCGAATTCCTTAAACATTTCCCCGAACTTCTTTGCAAACGCTACCAATACTGCATGCTCTTCCGGTTGTTCGTTTGCCAGCGTAGTAGTGCGGCAGCTCTCTCTGCGTTGAAATACTTTTCTCGGAGCCATTCCAAATGTCCGGGATTGGTTTTCCATGCCCGTACTTGCTCGCTTTGTAGTTCCGTATTTAATCGCCATTACTGACGCGCGCAATAGATTTACTTCATCTTCCATCGGCATATACGCGAGGATAGGCTCTTCGGTTTCGTCGTCAATAAACAACGCCGCTTGCCGGCAATTCGGTTCTAGGTCAGGCACCGATACTCCGACTAATTCTGTTGCTTCTTCCGCGCTCATTATTCTTTTAACGCGGATTACTGGTAATTCTGAAAGTTTCATAATGGAGCCTTATCGCCGTAGTTTTCTTCTAGTAATTTTACCAGCGCGTCGGAGTTGCTCATCGCCCCGGTTTTTACCCTGTATCTTCCCAGCTGCTCAATAGTCCAAATGTAAATTGTGTTTTCCAGCTCAACCATAAACACTTTTGTATCTACCGCTTTGTAGCGCTCGGCCAATCCTTCAATCTGAGAGGCAATCTCTTGTTGCCCGTTTTTGGCCAGCCCGTCAATTACTCTTGGCGTTTTTTCTTCTTCAATCCGGGCTAATACATCGTCGTATTCGTCTTCTCCGTAACCCGTATGTTCAAGGTCGTTTAATCTTTCCAGTAATTCTAATAACGCATTATTGTCGTATCCGCTTAAATCTGTTGCTCTGTTGTCTACTAACACAATCTTTGCCGCTGTCTCTGCGTCTACTTCAATATAGGTAACTTCGATTTCTTTCCAGCCTAAAGTTTTAGCAGCTGCGTAAGTGTGGTTACCGACCAGTATTTCATTATTAGATTTATTAACAATTATCGGTTTGTATTGCCCGTACTCGCTGAGAGACTCTGCAATCAGCTTGGTATTTCCCCGGCGCGGGTTGTTTGGATACTGTTTTAATTCGTCAATCTTTACCTTTACCGCGTTCATGCCGGCGCTCCCTCTCCTGAAATCTTTTCGATTAGTCGTATTAGCGCTTCGGTGTTTGTCGCTAGGTCGTTTTCATTTCTAAATTGCTCCAGCTTCTCCGCAACCCACATGTATCTAGGCTTGTCGTAATCGAACATAATAATTCTTGTAGTGCGCTGGCCTAATGTCTCTTGCCAATCCGCTAGTGTCTTTCCCATTACTGTATTTCGTAATTGCGGTTCCGGCGCGTCGTATAATTCCTGTAATTCTTTTAGGTCTTTATCTGTGTATCCCGTAGCATCTAGGTCGCCTAATGAATCTAGTAATCCGAGCAGCGTTGAATCGTCGTATCCTCCCGCGTCGCTTGTCTTGTTATCTATTAACACAATCTTTGCAGCTGTGTTTTCGTCAGCGTCAATGTAAGTTGCTTGTATTGTTGCCCAACCGAGTTTTTTAGCGGCCTCGTAAGTATGATTACCGGCCAGTATTTCGTTAGTGCGTTTGTTAATTGTGATTGGTTTGTATTGGCCGTATGTCTCTAGGCTTTTAGCAATCAGGTCTATATTGCCTTTACGCGGGTTATTTGGGTAAGGCTTTAAGGTTATTAGCGCTACTTCTTTGATTTCCATTTTCGGCCTCCTGCTCCAACTCTAGCAAGAATTGTTCAGTCTGTGTAATTTCAAGACGCGCGTCTAATAAGTCATCTAGGCTTTCCAGCAAGATGTTGCGCCTGTTTTTTTCAATGCCGGGTTCCGCCAGCATATTTTGTATGTGGCGCATGGCCTCGTCAATGTCGCTGACGCTGGCCTCTTCCGTAATGACTATTGCCATAACGGAACATTAGCGCTGCTTACGCGCCTCGCGCTTGGTTTTGTATGCTTCTACCTCAGCTCGGTCGTAATACACATTACGCCACTCCCGCCTTTTCCATTCGAGCGTTTTTCGGTGCTGGATTTGTCGGAGGTTGTTAATAGTAATTCCAAGGTATTCCGCGACTTCCTGCGAACTCATTTCTACCATCCCGGCGCTTCTACCTTCTCTTCGATGTATTTAGTCTTTGCAGCTTGCGTCTTTGCAATTTTCGCTATTTCTGTTCCGGTGATTTCTAGCCCGGTTACTGTCTTGCCTTCTTTGTTTGTGTAGGTACTTTGTGCCAGCATTCCTACCAATATCACCGTATCGCCTTTAGCGTAGTTATCAACAATTCCTTCCGCCTTTGACCCGAAGAAAGTAACGCGATACCACATCGTCTCTCCGTCTTCCCAATTCTGTGTAACTTTGTTTTTCTTGCGCGGTGTATGCGCTACTGAGAAACTTGCAATAGCGAGGTCTTTTGCGAACTTAATTTCCGGGTCGCTTCCGATGTTGCCTTTTGTAGTGATGTTATTCATGCGCCTTCTCCTCCTAGTATTTTGATTGTTCCGTCGTCTAATAGTAATGCGAAGTTGCCGTCAGGCAAAGTTATAGGCCATTCTTCCGGTTCGTGCCAGCTGGGAACCATGAACCCTTTATCCTCCGCCCAAGCCGGGTTAAGGTGGATACTGTCTGTTCCGAGGTTATGGCATTTATGGTGAACCCTCATCAGGTTAGCCGGTGAGTCTTTTCCGCCTCTTGATTTTAGTTTTCTGTGATGTAATGCCATGCTCTCTTGCGCGGGTTTGCCGCACGCTTCGCAATAATCTCCTGCGCGCTGTTGGACAATTTCCACAATCTTCTTGTCCATTGCGTTTCCTTTGCTAATACCAAGGGTTGCCCTTCTTGGCTTGCATCTGCCAAAATGACCACGCCTTGCAGGGAGTTCCGTAGCGCTTTGTAATATAACGCAATCCGGCTTTGACCTGAATACTAGCGTCTTTCGGTTTGTATGGGAACTTGTAATTACCCCATGTGCTAGGCAGGAATTGAAATAGCCCGAACGCTCCGGAGGATTTGTTATGCGCGTTAATGCGCCAGCCGCTTTCATGCTGTATCAGCTGCTCCAAGCACTTGTATTCGCTTGGCTTTCCCCATTGCTCGACTACCTTAATTTCAACATAGCGCTTTGTATCCCACCGCGCCATTTTTTCAGGCGTGACTGTTAGCGGCGTTGCTATTTCCGGGATAGTAGAGAGGCAGAGTCCAACCGCTAGGGCTGTTACAAGGACTTTGCCGCGCGTTATTATGCCGAGACCTTCCGCCCCTTCTTACAGGCTTCGCAAAGATTGTCTCCGTAATGCCATGCGCCGTATGCGCAATCTTTTCTACTTATTATGCTGTCTTTGCTATTCATTTTCGTTCCCCTTTGATTGGTGATAGCGAATAGTGAGTTAAATTGTATCGGTAATTTCAGGATTAGCCGCCGGTAGAAAGGTTTAAAACCCGGCGGCCAACGGGAGCGCAGTATCGGCTAGGCGGTTAGGCCGCCATCATGACCGAACTTAGCGAAATGAACGGACGCTTTAACGCTCGATGCTCCTGAATTCTGTCTCTTGCCTCTCCCTTTTCTGTATATCTTCGTGCAGCTGTGTAACTAGATATTGCTCTTCGGCGGCTTGTAAGAATGATTCCAACACCCCGTCTAGGTTCATTAGTATTGCCCACATTAGTTTAGGGTCTTTCCTGCGTGCGCCTTTGCGTAGCAGCTTTGATGATGTAATCATAAATTCCCTTACATGCGGGTCGTACTTGGTCATTGGACTCCTCTTGCTCCTTCGGGTGCTAATTCCCACATTGCTGAGTTTAGCGCTTCGTAGTCCAGCTTGGCCGATATCCAATTTATTCTGTCCG